TGCTTTTCAATATTTTTTGATTTATGCAAGTAACTTTTTCATAATAGTCACCACCTTTAGGCTATTAAAAAAGCACCCTGACGTTCATTTGTCAAAGTGCTTTTTAATTCTGATTAAATACTTCGTCATATATTTTTTGTAGTGCGATCCCTTCTTCATCAGGTTCATCGTTGTTACCAAGGATATTATCAACAATAACATCATCAATGGCATCTAATACTGCTTGAACATCATCACCTTTGATAAGTTCATCAATGTTCTCAATGTATGGTTTCAATTTTTTAACTTGTTCTTCCTTGATAATCACGATTTCACCTTCTTTCTTTTATGAACTGGGTTAACTTGAATGATATTGCCAGTGTCAAGGTTAATTGAAACTTCAACAGATCCCTTCCTGAACTTCTGACTTCTGCCTTTGTTCGTAGTTCTGATTGGGAATATTTCAGAATCCTCGCTTATCAGCGCATCCAAAACATCATCTATTGCGACACCATTTCTTCTTTGTTCTACCGAACCAATTACCCTTGCAATGGAATGATAAGATTTACCAGTAATTTTCACTCCGGTGCTTGTTATGGCACCAACCAGTTTGTCATCCATCTGCTTATTGATATTTTTATACAACTCGAAACTTGCAAGCGGTGTCAATTCGCCGGATTGAATTGCACGTACATATTCCGTGAATTGCTTCCACTCCTGATTATTGTACCTTATCTGCATTAAATTGTCAATAGAATTGGGGGCATTATCACCAAGTGTTGCTTTATATTTTTCAAACAAATGTCTATCCTTTTCAGTTATAGCATCTTTAAGATATTTCTTTTCCCATTGTTCATACGTCATATCTGCAGGCACATAATATGTTTTACCGTCTGCATCCCTTGCAGCACGTTCACCAATAACGCCAAAATCATCTTCAAAGTACGGTGCTGTAGTTCCTCTGCACCAAGGATGAAACGGCGGAACAGTAACTCCTACAATCCACTCAGTCATAGGAAAGTGTTTTCCATCCATATCGCCACATTGAGAACATGTATGTGAATCCAATGTTTCAATAACTTCAAATTCCTCAACATCAAGTTCTGTGAAACAATCTTTTTGTCCGGCAGTACTGAAAAATGCACTTTCAGTCATAATTAGTTTGCCTGCAGCAGCCTTTGATGTTTCCATCTTTTTAGCAATGGCTAAAATTGATTTCTGCGGGTCTTTTCCCAAAACAATATTACGTGTCAGTTCAGAATGCAGTTGTTTTACCAACCGTTGCCCATTACCCCAAATTCTTTCAGAGAAATTTTTTCCATCAACTGCCCAAGGCTTATTGATAACCTTACTGATTTTGCTTTCGTCCAATTTGGAAAAATCCCAACCAACACCAATACCTTTTTGAATTTCATATGCAGTATGATTATAACTGTGTACATAAGCATCACGCATAGCGGCATCAATATAGTCTAATTGATTACCAAATAAAACTTCAAGGTGATGTTGAGTATGAATTTTTAAGGCTTCTAATCTGCTGATATGATATCTTGCAGATGCATTTTCAAGTTGTTTCGCCCATGTACCACTAATTGCATTTTCTTCACCATAACGTATGTATTCATTCACATCCCACTTAAATTCTTCCAGTTGTTTATCTGTCAGCAATTTACGTGCCTGTTGCATTGTAATACTGTTGTTTTCTGCAAAACGTGTGTACCATTTGGCAATTTCTTTTTCAATTTCTTTTTGTGCCAGTCTGTACTGTCCTTCAATGTCGGCAAAACACTGAACACCAATTTCGTGTTGAGATTCCTCAAGTAATTCAAAACGCTTTGCCCAATATTCTGAACTCTTATTCCTTTGAGCCATTATTCATATCACCGCCTTGGTTTTGCGGATTTTTTTTACTGCCATGTTTACCAAAGGGATTGTACTGAGCATCTATTTCTGCTTGCTGCTCTGCACTTTCCTTTTCTCTTTGCTTTTTCAATCGCTCCATTTCTTCCTGCGGATTATCAATCCAAGGATGTTGCCCTATAATAGTTTCATCAGACAGGATATCCATAGATTTCATACAATTATCAATGGCTTCTGATTCATTTATCAAAATATCACGATTAAATATGATTTTGACTTCTTCCTCCTCAAAGTTACCTTGACCAGTATTTGCAAGATGCGCATTCACAAACCACAAAATATCTTCAAAGGCTGCCTGATATTCCGTTTCCATATCATCTGCATCAATGTCAATGTCAGAATACATAGACTGAATATTCATCTGATTTGGATTACCTGACATTCGGTCATCTTTAGCATCATAACCCATACCATTTTCCATCAATGCCTTTTTAAAGATTTCTATAATGGTTTTGTAGTTCTCTGCATTGACTGTGATTTCAAGAGTTTCAACGCCGCCCTTTGTTTCGCCATCATATCTGACCTTTACTGCTCCAAAAGTTGCAAGATTCTTTCGAAACTCACCCAAATCGGTACCATCATAGTTTTTTAACACCAATATTGTGTTTCTTGCATCCTCTTGCATATTGTTTTCAAAGTCAGAAAGCATAACATTGATGCCATCTTGTAATGATTTTACTCTCTTTAAAAGTGGAGTTTCCAAATCATTGTATTTTAACGGAATCAATGGAATACGTGACCAATTCAAGCCTTTTCGAACATTTGAATTAGCATCTGTCATAGTTACATAATATGAATCTTGTTCTTCAGCAGTCATATCAGGAATAAGTGTTGCACCATCCAAGATATAACGGTGAATCCCATTCATGTCAAACACTTCAACCTTTTCAATGATAACCGGAACATTCTTTTCATATCCCGAAACTAAATACAATCTAACAGCGCCTTGCAGACGTGTATGTTCTGCATCCTTCCAAAAAGGTAAAATTTCATATGCTGGAAATAATCTGAATGCAAGTTTACCTTCTTCATCATAATGTGGGTATAACCAACCTACACCACCATTAAACGAATATTTGCCACCTCTTTTCAAGGTGCGTTTAAAGTTCTTGTTGAATATGTTTTTCAACAATTCCACATATTGTTTATTTTCACCCTCTATAACAAAAGGTTTCCCAAGCAAATAATTTGTTTTTTGATTTACAAGTTTTGCGTACTGGTTGTCAATCACTTTATTGTTTGGAAGATTTTCCACAACTTGCAGTTGCCCGTCTTTTCCAATCATTGTCCTTTTTCGCATCAATATGTCGTGCTCATTGTCATAATACAAATGCCCCTTTATTTGCATCTGTCTTTCTGGTGAACCTTTCCACCTGATAATAGACTGTTCAAGAAACTCTTTGTTTGACATATCACCATTCATACCATACAAAATAAAATGCGACAATCGGTCAATTAGTTTTCCAAAACTGTTCAAACAATTACCACCTTTCTTATTTCATCAATCAAAACTAAATGCATCGCCTGCACCAATTTGTTCTGCAATACCTGTTGTTGCATCCGGTGCATCATCATGTGCGTTCTTTCCTTCTTTTTGATACCTGCTCATGGCAGTATAGTATTCTGGAAATTTATCTGCCCAGTTTAGAGGAAAGTATATATGTTCCATAACCCATGTACTATTTGATAGAATCCTTGACTGTTTATTCTTTGACTGGAAGAAAGGATGCACCACTGTTTTATTGCTTTTATATTTATTCATTAAAATAGCAGAAACATTTCTTGCAAATCCTCTTCCACCATTATTAGATTCAATATCTGCTACATTTACACTGTCTTTGTATAACATTTCTGCAACAGCCGGCTCTGTAATTTCCATACCTTCCTTTGTGTAAATAACGTTGATAATATATGCTTCTTTGTTATATTCAACATAATTTATGCTACACAAATAGTCATTGCCAGTATCTGCAGTATCTGTGTAATTCTTAACTGCAGAATAAAGCGCATTACCATACTGGTCTTTTGGAAGTTCAGTATATGTTTTGAATTTAGAGTATAATCGCCCTTTGATGTCAATGGGATTCTGCTGATAGTTTGCTTCTGCAATCTCAACCCCCATTGCTTTTCTTTTTGTTTCATATGATTCTTTAGAAAGAATTTCAGGACACAGCATTGAGCCATCATCCTGAACTGCTTTATACTGAACTACTTTTACCTTATCAGCGTATTGCTCAATAATTCTGCCTGCAAGGTCTAAACTATGCCAACGTGTCATTACTATGATGATTTTCCCGCCTTCTTCTAAACGAGAAAGCATTGTATTCGTAAACCAATCCCAGTGTTTTTCTAATATGTCTGCATTATTTGCTTCTAAAGACGATTTAATAAGGTCATCAATAATCATTAATGTCGCACCGAAACCCGTAGCAGTTCCCGTTGGTGATGTGGCTAAATAATTATTATAGCCATTCTCCAAAGACCACATATTCATTGCCCCATCACCACGTTTAATCTTTACCCCTGGGAATATATCAGAATATACAATTTTATTTTCATCCGCTTTTGTTTCTTGAATAGTGTTTCTAACACCTTTTGAAAATGTTGTTGATAAAGTTTCATTGTATGACCCCGTCATAACCTTTTGTGATTGGTCATTTCCAAGCACCCACTCAACAAAATTTCCTATGGTACGTGATTTCCCGTGACGTGGTGGCAGATTAACAACCAAGATTTCATGTTTGTCTGTGGCAAGGAATTCTTGAAGGTCATCACAAAATTCACGCAAAA